GGGTAACATTCATGACTTGTTCTCCTTGATGTATTTAGTTATTGAAGTGGCGTTAGGGTAGTCATCTAGTAAGTCTTCGTAACATTCGTATTCATCGACAGGTATCTCAGCAAGAAGCGTTTGACCTGCATCGTCACAACTTGAACAGGGATACGAATATGTATCGACGTAAGGCCCATTGCTATTGATACCATGCTGAACCTCCTCATACTCCTTTGTTCCTTCGCACCGAAGGCAGTATTTTTTTAGTTCCCAATGCGATGCATCGATAGAACTATAAGGTAGGTGTACCACTGCTAATTTAATCATTTTTGTGATCCTTTACGGTCAAAGAATCCCAATTACAGTTGCTGTCGCTATCAAAGAAAATGCTAATGGTAGTCTTATGTCCTTGGTTATTCGTTACGGTTAGGGTTGATAGGCGTGTCGAATTGGTATCAAGTATGTCGTTATTTAGTTTTATGTCTGTTACTTGGTGTATGTATAGATCAGCCATCGTTTTACTCCATAAGGTGGGGGAAAGTTTCACCGTATCGCCTCGCTGTACTTGAGTATACGACATGCTCCACTCTCCCCCTGTTTGGAGGTAAGAGCTTCGTGACATCATAAGACACAAATGCTCCACTCTTACCCAAGTTTAGGCTCTTTTTTGCGGTAGTTACACCACTTCAATCATCAGGAAGCCCAGTTCTGTCTCCTGACTAGCCAGTAACTAGCTGGCACGTTCAAATTAGCTGGCGACTCGTCCATAATGACCAGCAGTTCGTACACCCTCAAGTTTTATTGGCATCTTACGAGGTGTATTGATAGCTGCCCTCTTGTTACCACCTGAGCTTATGCCTAGTCGTTTGCATGATCCAGGGGCATTAAGGGTATATGTTCCTTCAGCAAATTCGCCGCCTTGATCGAATGCAACTACTTGAGTACGAAGGGTGTTGGTTACGATATACCTTTCCCAAATGTCGCTGTAGGTTTGCTTAATGTAGACTCGTGAGACATACACCAAGACATCAGAGCCAGTACGTTTCATACAAGCTCTAGAGATAACACAGTTAGCATGGTCCTTTCGTGATGCTAAGGTGCAATCATTCTTGGTAATGTTAAGGGTGATGCTTTTGGTTGCATCAATGCATTCGCGTCCGTTAATGGTATATGTTTTCATCTTACTTGGTCCTACTTATTGGTTGTTTCAAAGGTTTTCTTAGGGGTAACATCGTCTATGTGATAGCCGTATCTACTTATTGTTGAGATCATATCCAAAGTGAGGGTTTTCGTACCAGAGATAACACATAGCATCTCACTTAGGTTACACCTGGGGTAGTATCGTTCATTGCCATAGGAGTTATTAACGGCAATCTTAATTAGCTTGTCCATCTTATTGTACCTCTCCACGATTTGTGACCCATTCATCATAGGTTATGTTCGCCTCATGATTATCGATATGTCGTCTTATGTCAGGATCAGAAGCACAAGTATCGCAAGTTGCACGACCACCATGAGGGTCAGTAAGGCCGCACTTCACAGTAGTTTTACGATAGTTATACCCTTTGGGAACGTAGTAGCTTACCTTATTGTCACACATCAGCTTGTCTCCTCGGGGATTGTGTTGAGGTAGTTAAAATTGCCTATAAAATTTGGTGCGTTTTCATCCAGCGAGAATAGTCCTGAGCTTATGGCATCTGCAAAGGCAAGTTGAGCCGTAGGTTCTGCAGGCAAATCCATGAGCTGACATATGGTGTTTATCTTTTGCGTCTTGGTCATTTTTGTGCACCTCCTAAATGCATTGGTAGTTGTTGTTTAGGTATTGGTGATTGATGGCCTCGCCGATTGAGGAATCATCGAATAGGTCGTGATCAATTTCTACGAAGCCTGTGATGTCGCGTGAATCATCGTAGAAGATGTAGCCGTTTTTAACAGCGGTAATTCTTAAGACTTGTTCGGCTGGGTAGCGGCGTCCTGTTCTGTACTGAATCATCTTTGTGGTTCCTATGTTTGGCTCGCCCTAAGTGGTTGATTTGGTTACTTGTTGGCGAGGATTGGTGGCGTGATGATCCGAGGCTAGCACAGCCCTGGGGCGCTGTCAACCCTGGTGGGCCGCAAGTACTTGCTCCTCCCTTAGTCTTTCGAAGCAAAGAAAGGAAGTGAAGTGGGATTTGGGGAAGAACTTTCGCGCAAAGTCTTAGCATCCACTTGTAAGTACCTCTTATACTTAGCACTTGTCCGCCCAGCCGCCACAATTAGGGCTTGACAAACAGGGTAAAGTGTGCCTGCCCATAATTGCACTGGTTTGATTTTGATTGTGTAATGAACTTATTACTTACTCTGTATGTACTGTCTTTGTTCTGGTAGCAGTCATGCCAATATGGACCGAGAGGGAGCGCCGAGTCAGCCCAAAAAAGCCAATGAAATCAATGGGTTACAGAAAGTGTTGGACAATCGGCGCGCTCTATGCGAGAATGGGGAACGGTTGGCGATCAAGCCAGACTGTACATAGAGCCCGAGGAGGGCAACCAAGTTATGACCAAGAATAGCACAGAATACTTCACCCTTACTTTTCAGATTCCTGTCAACGAAATGGGAGTTTCTAAGGATGGATTGTGGTTCAATCTTCCCTACAGGGTTGAAGGCGAAATGAGCCACGGTAAGCAAACAATGGCTATCCTGATCAACAAGGGCAGGGTGCTGGCTCCCACTGCCAAGGGGCGGGAGAGCTACAAGGGGAAGGCTAAGGCTGAAGGGAAAACCAAGGCTGACGTTTCTAACTTGATGTAGCCCTTGATACTTTCCCTCTCCCCTGGCAAGCATTAAATTGCTAGGGGGGAGGGAAAAATCGAGGCGAAGGGGCCGTCGCATGTATAGATACACCAGCCTCTAGATTAGCAAATTTTCGACTTAGGTTCCCCACCCCCAAAAAAATACTTGACTATTCCCCCCAGGCGCTGCCATAATAATCTGCGGAGGGGTTGAATTCCTGGTTCTTTTCGGGTGGCCCAGTAGACAAGTTTTTAGGGTCTTGTCGCGAGTTCCCCCTCCCATTTCCCCAGCAAAGCGCCCCCCTGCAATTTTTTCCGCAGGTTCCCCACCCCTATACCCACACAAAAAATATGGTTATGGGCGCTCTATGGGCGCAAGATGGGCGCAACATATTCCGAATTACCCTTTATTATCAAGGCACTGGGCGAGATGGGCGCATTGGGCGGATGTTTTTTCTTTAGATAGATAAATATATAGACAGGGGCCTCCTAGCATGGTAGGGTCTGTATATGAGAGTTTATAGCGCCCATAGCGCCCATAGCGCCCAACCCGTTGAAACTAAAGGACAATTTGCCATGATTTGCGCCCATACATCCGCCCATGCTGCGCCCATAGGTGTCAAATGAACTGCTATATCTGCCAAGAAGAGTTAATTTGGGGCGGCGATCACGACCTGCCCGACGATGAAGACCACCAGATAGTGTCCAATCTCTCGTGTCCCCACTGTGGAAGCTTCCACCTAGTCTACCACCAGCAAAAGGAAAGGCCGCCACCCCGAAAATCCTAACTAAGAATCATTCTCAACGTGGCGGCCCTTGACCCTGGGGGCCCAATTGTTTTAGCATAGCCCGAAAGGAAATACAATGCCTAATATTACTACCCGTACAGTAGAAGCACTAGAAGCGAGAGTCACCATGTTCCAGTCGAGGGACGAAATGCTCTATGTTCGTTTCACATGGAACAAAAAGCACCAGATAGCCAAGCTTCAGGGCTCCAGCTTTAGGGCTTATGTCCAAGATTTCTACTACAACTTGCACGGTGACGTACCCAGCAGAAGCAGTACCGAAGCCATAGTGGACTGGTTCAAGGGCAAATGTCTTACTAGCCCTCGTCTTTCTCCTAGTGTGCGCGTAAAAAAGTATAAGGACGCCACATGGTTCAATATGTCAGATAAGGACTGGCGCTACATAAAGGTAGACCGCCAAGGCTGGAACATCGAGAAGCAGTGTCCTCCAGAGGTTCCCCTGGTAAGAGAGCAGTCGGTAAGCCGTTATCCAGACCCTGTAAAGGGCGGAAACCTAGAGCTACTAAAGAAGCATATCCACTACGGCGATGAAGAACAATGGAAACTCTTGGTAGGCTTTATGCTTTCGGTGATGCGCGACGAAAAAGAATACCCCATCTTGGTAATTTCTGGGCAACAGGGATCGGGTAAGACCACCCTAAGTGATATCCTTATGACTTTGCTGGACCCCCATGGCGACACGCCAGCCTCTCTACCAAAGAAGGAGTCAGACATTGGAACCACCGCCCGACACAGGCATCTTTTGGCTTTTGACAATATCTCTGGTCTTAAGTGGGATGTATCTGATTCTCTTTGTAAACTGAGCACGGGGCTTTCTGTCTCTCAAAGGTCACTCTATACCAACGGCGAACTCTACCAGTATACTGTAACACGGCCCGTAATCCTTAATGGTATTCCCAACTTGGTCAATCGGGACGACTTGGCCAGAAGGGTCATCAGTCTTCATCTCGATAAGATACCTGACGGCAAGAAGGGTAAAGGCATCTCACAAGTAAAGAGAGACTTCCTTAAGGATAATCCCCAAATTTTGGGTGGCCTTCTGGATGCCTTGGTCCATTGTCATCGCAACATAGATACCATAGAGATAGGAGAGACCAAGGGTTTTAATGAGGTGGCTCGTTGGGTTGAGGCTGCAGCAGAACACCTGGGGTGGGAGCCAGGAGAGTTTACCCGCATATACAACAAGAATCGCCTGAGCTCATCAAGCAATCTAGTGGAGCAGAACAACTTGGCGCGCACCATAATGAAGACCTTGGCTTACTTGAAGGATCGTGGTCAACCAGCGCAGTTTGAGGGAACCTATGAAGAACTAATACAATGGTTTTGTATTCCTAGTTGCAGCCAACACAATGTGGATCAGGCGGTAAGAGACAAGAAGCTGCCCACGAGTTACAACTGGCGATCAGAACTCCTGAGGATACGGGATGGCCTAGAGCCCCTTGGTGTAAAAATATATGGTGTCAACAAGAATGAATTTCGACAATGGCGAACTAACGATGCTGCAAGGCTTGCTAAAGTAGCCATTCAGCTACATAATGTGCCTAATGAGACCACATCTTAAATACGGGAAAATGTCTGAGAAGGAACTGGTAGAGCATTACCGTTTCATTCTTCAGGGACGCTCTTCTCCTCGTGGTTCAGACATAGTTCACATGAGGGCCGAATTAGCTAGGAGAAAAGGTGTGCTTGAAAATCCAAGCCAACGCAAGATATGGGAGTTCGGGGGTCTTACTCCCAGGCAGGAAAAATTCTGCCTTGAATACATGAGTACGGGAGACCCTGAAGAAGCCTATAAGCAGGCAGGCTACAAGTCTAGGTGGTTGAAGCCAGCCGTAAAACGTATGCTAACAAATCCACTAATTCAAATGAGACTCAATGAAATAAGGGAGCAAGCTTTGAAAGAAGTAAAAGTTAATGCTGAAAAAGTTCTTGATAAAGTGATGGAAGTTTATGATTCTGCGATGCAGGAGTCAGATTTCACCAATGCCAATAGGGCAATGGAAACCATAGGTAAGCACCTGGGTATGTTTGTAGATCGTTCTGAACAGCGGGTTACTCAATTGACTAAGGGTGATGAGCCTGAGGCAGTCAAGCAGGATATCCAACGTCTTGCGGAAGTCATAGGTTTTAAAGTTGTTGACGGCGGAAAATGAGCTACGAGAAAAGTTAGTCTATCTAGTTCTACATCAAAGTAGGACTGACTTTCTTTCTTTCGTTAAGCTGGTGTCGCCTGAGCTTGTCCATGACTTCAAGATGGGCGCACACATAAAAGTAATTTCTGATAAGCTGCAACAAATCGGGGATGGTAATCTTAAACGCCTTATGGTGTTTCTTCCTCCCCGTAGTAGCAAGTCTCTTCTTTGCTCTAAGCTGTTTCCTGCTTGGTACATAGGGCAGTATCCTCAAAGAGAAATTCTTACTGTGTCTCACTCGGATCAGTTGTCCACAGATTTCGGTCGAGGGGTTCGCGATCTTATTAATTCTAACACCTTTCAGTCCATATTTCCTCAGGTTAAGGTGAGATCAGATGTTCGTAGTGCTGGTAAGTTTATGATTAATCAGGGGGGAACCTACTTTGCGGCTGGCGTTAAAACCCAGATTGCAGGTCGTGGCGCTCATGTGGCTATCCTTGATGACGTTATGTCTGAGGAGGACGCTTTCTCAGAGGCAGGACGCCGCTACATAAAGAACTGGTACCCTTCAGGTCTTAGAACTCGTCTTATGCCTGGAGGTGCCATAGTGGTCATCAATACTCGTTATCATGAAGATGATATCTCTGGCTGGCTCCTGGGCAATGCCAAAGAGGGTGAGTGGGAAGTCCTTAAGATTCCTGCGTGGCTTGACGATGAATCAGCAAAACTTCTTCAGCTTCCCTCAGGCTCTAGTTATTTTCCTCAGTGGAAACCCGATTCTTTGTTGCGCGAGGAAGAGGACGAAATAAAAAGAAACAATGGTACCCAATATTGGCAGTCATTATATATGCAAGACCCGCAACCTCAGGAAGGCGGCCTAATAAAGAAGGAGTGGTTCCAGACTTGGGATGAACAAGACCCTCCTGAGTGCAGCTACATATTGCAAACAATGGACACAGCCTTTTCAAAAAGAAGCACCGCAGACTACTCTGTGATGCAGACTTGGGGTATATTTGAATTACTAGAGCGTGATTCTGAGGGAATTGAAAGGTGGATATCCAATTTAATATTATTATCTAATGTTCGTGGGCGTATGGAATATCCTGAACTCAGGTCAACGGCACAAGATTTATACGAGAAACACACGCCTGACATGGTTTTAATTGAGAAGAAAGCTTCAGGGCAATCTCTTATTCAGGACTTAAGGAGAGCGGGACTTCCTATTTTGGAATATACTCCTGATCGTGATAAAGTAAGTAGAGTGAATGCAGCCACACCCTTGTTGGAATCTGGGCGTATTTGGATTCCTGAAAAGGAGTGGGCGCAGGAGCTTGTGATGGAGAGTGGGGGGTTTCCGACTGCTAGATACGATGACCAAGTAGACGCCATGACAATGGCAATTTTATGGATGAAGGAATCTTGGCGGTTGGAACACCCTCACGACCCTGATTTGGATGCACCCAAGAAAAAAGCAGCAGCGGGTTACTGGAGGATTTAATACGAATGGCTGACACAGAATTTTACATAGTAGACGGCGAGGCGCAAGAAGTCGTCGAAGAAGAACAGATAATTATAGCGCATTCGGATAACTTAGCTCTACATCTGGATGAACGTGAACTTGAGGAAATAGGCCAGCAAGTCACCCAAAAATATGGTGACGATAAGGATGCCCGACAAGACTGGGAACAGATGTTTGAAAAAGGCTTTGAGCTTCTTGGCTTGAAGTTGCAGGAAACCTCTGAACCTTTTGAAGGTGCTTGTACTGCTGTTCACCCTCTCATCATAGAGAACGCAGTAAAATTTCAGTCGAAGGCTTCGCAAGAATTGTTTCCGCCTAAGGGGCCAGTAAAAACCCAAATCATTGGCAAGACTACCCCAGATAAAGAAGGCCAAGCCAAACGTGTAAAAGAGTTCATGAATTATGAAATCTCAGAAATGATGCCTGAGTATTTCGAAGAGTTTGAACGTCTTCTTTTTCAGCTGCCTATTT